TTCCTTTCTGTTTAAATCGTTGATCGTGTCGAGTGTTCTTTTTGTTTCTTTTACTAATATATTATAAGGTTGAATTTCTTTGCGATTTCATTCGCCACAACGTTGGGGACGAAGGCACTTTGTAATAGTTCCACCAAGGTAGTTTCCAAAGCTTCCACACGTACTGAAGTTTCAAAGTTGGACCCTGTTATCTTTTTCATTTGGACAGCACTTAGCTGAAATCCGGCAACCATGCCATAAAAGTGGTTTGCCTGATAGTGTGACACTGGGCCATACTTCTTGTGAAAGTTATTGATCAATTTCTTACAAGATTCTGCATGCCCCTCTGTTCTGATAGATGCAATGTTATTTTCTACTATGTCGCAATCTGCGGCATACTGTGCTTTATGTTCTGTCAAAGTTTCCATAAGGTTATTTAAAAGTATGTATTTATAAATTAAGTTCTTTTGCTTTTGACTCGGTAAGGATTATTCTATCGACCGACTCTTCTAAGGTGCCTGTTTTGAAAACTCTCAAGACATCGCAATTATCTGGGGTTCTTGAAAAGTCCCAATAATATTTACATTCTGAAAGAATGTGTAGCCCTTCAAAAATAACGTTGCTTAGTGCCTCTTGGTATTGCTTTCCGTATTGAAGTGTTGCTGTTATTGGGGAATCAACATTCCCTAAGCATTGATCCGCATAACTAGCAGGCTCCTCCAAAACCTCCCAACTACCATCTTCTTTTTGAATAGCAGGCACAAACATTCCTAGATTAGGGTTTTGACTAAGGAAGTCAGCGTATTTAAAGTTTTGGAAAAATCTCCGAGTTACATCTACTTGGTGTTCTTCTATAGTTTTAGAAGTAAGCGCATTCTCCGAATTATTTATCGTAAACTCGACCATCGATATTAGTTTTCTGTCTCCCATCCTGTATTTTTTAATCGTCAAAGTCACTGGCTAAGTTAATAGCTGCTCGTTTGTCTGTTTCTACTACTAAAGTGGGTTTGCCCATTGGCTTGTCGATGAATGCCCCCACCAGTTTTGTGAATTGCTTTTTACCCACTAATTTCTCTAAGGCTGTTATTGATTGGATCTTGGTCTGCATGACGTCCTCGTCTGTCCAACCGTCAGCCTTTAGGGCTTCGATGGTGGCGTCCTCATCCTTTATTTTACGATTTGACCTACCTGTTACTAGTTTATAACCGTTCCACGCTTTACCGGACAGAGCCTCCTCCAACATGTACTCACTAAGTCCATTCAGCCACTTGGTCATCCTTGCAGATATTTTGTAGACTTCTATCAATTGCTTATCCGTTAGTAGTTTTGGATCTGAGAAGTCCAGAGCTGCAACGCTCTCCATTTCTTTAGCAAGTGCAACACATCGGTTTTTTGCCTTACAGAATGTACACCAATCCCCAGGAGCTTGTTCACCTTCTCCTTTGAAAGCGATGTCGGCTTGCACTTTAACTTCCTCGCCCCATGCTCTTAGTTCCTCGACAGTTATTTCGAATACACTTACGTGATCGAGTCTTGGTTGGTGGATATGCAATCTGACTACTTCTATGTCATACATAAAGCTGTACGCATCCAATGCCCCGATACCATATAGTTTAAGTTGTGGATTATCAACGGCAGACACTTTGATGCCTTTACCATATTTAAGATCGATAACGTCCAGAACCTTGTTAGCTATTACCGCATTGTCATTTGTTCCAAATCCATCTGGTACATATTCGCTAAAATCCACTCTCGTTTCAGTGAACATCATTGCTGCCGGATCTTTGGCAATTGCAGCGTTGTAGGTTTCTATAACATAGTCGACATACTGCTCTGTGTAGTCATCCATGTCGGGTGCGTAGAGTTCGTGTACTCTTAACTCTACTAAAGCATCGTATATGGGGTCTTGATTTGCGCCAGTTCTATCTTGGAACATCGACAATTTCAACTCTGCCATCTCATGCGCCAAAGTCCCTTCCTCTGCAAACACTGAGGTTTTACTAGGGAAGCCATCTTCCAATCTAGCAGACGGGGTGCAGTTCAGCCAACGGGAACTCCCGGAGGCAGAGAGAAGGGCGTGTGCCCTCTCTTTGTGGTTTACTTCCTCCTTTTTCATTAAGCTAAAGACTTTAAGAACTTGTAGAACTCTTCGTACTTCTCCTCTTCAAGAGTACTAACGCTGCTTACCCCGTAGCCTTCAAGCTTTGCCTTAATGTCTGGGCGTTTGCTTGAATCACCTTTTAGGATCTCAGAAGCTTTACCCCTTAAAGCGGCAAGGTCAATAGCGGAGTCATCCGTTGCAGTCTCTTTTTTGGGGGCTTCCTTTTTAGGAGGAGCGGCCTTTTCTTCTGTCGGAGCTTCTTCCTTTTCTTCTATTGGAGCTTCTTCCTTTTCTTCTATTGGAGCTTCTTCCTTTTTAGGAGCAGCTTTTTTCGATCGAGTCTTTTTTGGCTTCTCTTCCACGACTGTTTCATCCGGTCCTGTCGCCAAATCCATTGTTGGACCTACTTTCAAGCCCGCCATCTCTAATGCGAAGTTACTTAATGCTTTTGCCTGTCTTTTGTCGGACAAATCGACGTCTAAAGAAATATTCATTTTCTTTTCCATGTTATATTGATTTATTTGTTTTGCAAATATTTGCGAGTCTGGGAGTTCTATGCCCAGATAGTTTAGGACATCTCGGTAACCCAGTTTGTCCATAAATGACTTGTATCTTTTTGGCTCTCTTTTATAAAGACGTGTAAACCTGTTATTCTTTGGGTCTTCACAATGCGCCCCGAATGCACAGTAGGCGCACCCTGTTCTTTTTTCTCCTGTTACCGTTTCACCGTCGATTTCTTGGTCGTAGTACACCGAGCAGATGTCAATGTCAAATCGGGCGATACATTCCCAAATGTTGTCCTCTGTGAACAATGACAACGGCATGCACATTTCTTTGCCTTCTTTCCAAACATTGCACCCGCCGTTTTTAATGTACCAGATTTTACGTTGGTTAGACTCTGTCGACATTACGCCCGTTATGGGTTTTAGTTTGGTTTCCCTTTCGAACGCTTTAATCGGTTGCTTTTTCAATACGTTGCAGCATTTGTCCGTGGTGCTGAAAGGGGCGGCTATTAAGTAGTGCCATTTAGCAGCTATCTTAAAGGCTGATTTCTCCCCCGTTCTCATTATGCCGTGTTTGTAAAACCTTTTCATGAGGGGATCTTTAGTCCTCTTGTACTTATGTATGAACCTAGATGTGTGTTTAGAGACAACAGGGTATCCGTGTTTTTGCAAAGTCTGGGCGAATGTCATTTCCGGTCTTGTCCATTCGACAGAGTCTCCGAAAGATTTTACAAAATCAAGAATTTCCGCGTACTCATTAGTAGTGTTATTGAACAGGCACCGCGCCCTAGGGTATCCGTTTAGGTCCGTCCATTTGTCGATAAAATATTTTAATACTGTTGAATCCTTTCCACCAGAAAAGTTCAAATACACTTTGCCGTCCATTCTATGGTAAAATACATCTAACACCTCGAACAGGTGGAAGATTTTCTGATCTAAAGACCAAGATATTTTATCGGAATATGACTCCATAGTTTACAATGTTTATTAAATGCAAACCCTTATTAGTACGTTGTGGAAAGTTGGAATCCTAACCGCGAAAAAGCGGCTTTTATGTATTCGTCTTAATAAGGTTACGGGGACAAATATAGGGGTATCTTTTCAAAAACCAAACTTTTTTCGAGAAATCTTTTAAAAAACTTTAGGAGGGGTTTAGCATTTTTCGCATTTAACAAAGCGTTATGTATTCAACAAAAGTGTTAAAAGTCTAACAAAAGTGTTAAGAAAAAACATTGATGAGGGGGAATGTGGGTGAAAAACAGCCAAAAAGGGCGAAATAAACAAGAATAAACAAGAATAAACAAGATCTTGTTTACGTAAAAAGTGCCTATTTCATTGGGCTAAGGGCTAAGGTAAACAAAGTAAACAATAAATTATATAAAACAGGGTATTAAAAAAAAGAGTATATATAGGGTTTTTATAGATATTATATATTCTCAATAGACTACATGGGGAATTATTGTTTCTTTGTTTCTCGAAGGGTAGTTTTAGGGCTGAAAGCCTTATAAACAGGGGGATACAGAGAGAAACAAAGGCTATGTTTCTTTGTTTCTCTATTTTATACCTGGATTATTGGTCTTTTAAAGTTGGATTGGTAACTGTCAAAAAGTACTTGATTTGTGGAATAGGGGGGTAAATTGTATCTTGCACTCAAAACCAACACAGTTTTATGGCAGCTTTAAAGAATAAGAGACACGAATCCTTTGCACGGGAATACATCATTGACTTCATTGGCGCACAAGCTGCCCTAAGAGCTGGGTACAGCAAAAAGACTGCTAGAACACAAGCAAATAAGCTGCTGACAAAGGGTGACATCCAACAAAGAGTGGCTGAATTACAGCAAGAACGCAACAAAAGAGTGGAGATAACCGCCGATGATGTCCTCAAAGAGCTTTTGAATTGGGCTTACGGGGATATTACAGAGATAATGACCCTAACTGCCGAACAGATCAAAGAACTGCCCCCAGAAGTCCGCAGATTGATTGTAAGCTTTAAGAGGACCACAAGGAAAATCCCCCATATAGATGAATATGAGATAGCCATAGAGGTGAAGTTCGTTGATAAGCAGAAAGCTATGGACATGGTGGCCAAGCACATAGGCTTCTACGAAAAAGATAATGACCAGAAAACCACCCCCGTACAAAACATCCTCAACTTAGGAATGGGCACAAAACCTGACGACGACGAAAGTATTTGATTTTTTGTTTGTAGGTTTCAAATTTATTTGTATATTGCACTCGTAACCAATACAAATAAACCCCATGAAAAGTAGAAAATTCAAACAAAGAACAACCAACATCGATCTAGCTATCGGTTTTGTAATAGGAGCAATCGGAATTAACATGATATGCATCCTGTATTTGGCAATCAATTAAAATAAGTATGAGCAAAAACAAACATGGTGGGGCACGCCCAGGTGCCGGACGTCCTAAAGGCGTTAAAAAAGTACAAATATACTTCAGAGTCCCTGAACCAAGAGCAAAGGAAATCCGAGCAAAAGCAAAGATCTACATCGATAAGCTTTTGGAAGACGCTTGCATCTGTGAAGAACCAAATCTGCAATACCGATTCATGGGAGAGCCTTGTGGCATCTGTGGCGGTGAAATACCGAAAAGTTATCAGATATGATTTGGATAGTAATAATAGCTATAGTAATGTTCATAGACTTATGGATGCTAAGAATGAAAGTAAATAGACTCATCAAAGTGATAGATTCTTCTCTCGATCTCATTGAAGCTAATAAGGTAAAATTGTGCAAGGCCGAGGTCAAAACCACCTTTAATGAGAGGATTGAGGAAATGAAACGTATAAAGCGAACGATCAACTCAGACAGGCCAAGCACAGTGCAAAGAGGGCACATGCCCCCAATGTATTACGGATACGAACACGGCACTTTTAGCAACGTGAACAGGTGCAAACACTGCCATAAGATTGGATTGTGCGAGGACTTACACCCTATACGCCCGTGCCCTGATTGTGGAGGTAAGATCGTAGCATTTGGGGCAGCTAAATGGGTTTTGGCAAACGGTGTGTACCAATGGGCTGAAAGAGATTGACCATTAAATAACTAAAGCCTTATGAAAGAACAAGACAAAATGGATTCATTAGTTGAAATGATTATCGACAGGGAGGATTTCTGGAAATTCAAAATAGCATCTTCTATTCCTAAGAACCTACACCACGAGATAGATGACATCTACAGCTCCGCTATTGAGAAAGCTGTTAAAAATGTAGGCAAGTACGACAATAGCAAAGGGAAAATAAATACTTGGTTTGGTACTTTATTGAGAAACACGCAAGTAGATTACTTTAGGAAAAAGCAAAACAAAGTAACAATCGCAACAAAAGACAGCCTCGACCACCAGAGTGCTCAAGAATCGAACAGCGTCTCAGACATGCTGAGAACAGCAGACAGCGACATGGAACAGGCCCAAGACACCGAGGAGCTGAAAAAGATAATAGACTCATTGTTCCAAACAAAAAGCCAAAAGTTCCTCCTAGTCCTGTGGCGGGAAATGGTAGAGGGGTATTCCTATGAGGAGTTAGTCGAGAGGCACTCCGTGCCAATGGGAACAGTGAAGGGGAACATATCTAGGGCCAGAAAAATAATGCTTGGAGTTAAAAAAGCCTATATTAATAACACGTTGTAACAATAGAATTATGGAAAAGGAATTAGAAAAAGCATACGCACTATTAGAACCCGTGAAGCACGCACGTTTAGAACTGAATAACTTTACTGGGGTCTACCTACAGTACACGGAATGCGTAAAAGTTGTAAAGGAATTAGGTCGGATGGAGTACCAAGTGGAGAAATCCCAAAAGGATCTCGACTACTTGAAGGAGAGAAACGAACAACTAGAAAAGCGTCTAGTTAAATTAGACGGGATCGAAAACGAGTACTACCGAGCTACTGAGATCGACAGCGACCCCATGGAGGGGATCAGCAAAATAATTAAAGGCAAATGAACATTCTTAGAATAGTAGAAGGGGCATTTAATGTTCTAGTAGGGCGGAACAGAGACTTAAAAGAGTTCCGCCTTGATAATGGCTGCAAACGTTGTGGGGTATCACACATGGACGGAAACTATACCGGGTGGTGTCAGAAACAGAATGAAGGTTGCGGGTGTAACGGACAAATGAAAGCCTCAGTCGATAGAGAGGACATCGAATGCCCCAAAGGGATTTGGAAAGGCAGAACAATTGACCAGGATAAACTCATCGAAGCAAATAGCCAATATAGCTTTACTCCTAGGAATATCATTCAAGAAGGAGTAATTTTAACACTGAATAAGGATAAAACAGTAACCGCAAATAAAAAATCATGAACACATTTTTAGTAATAATCACGTCAATAACAGCAGTCCTATTCGTCCTTTACGTTGCTATAAAGTACACGATAGCCTACGCGGTTATCTCTAGGATGCAGCAATCCTACATGTCGAGCGAGTATGAACTCGACCTATCAGGACCAAGCGAAACATTGCCGACACCAGACTTCACGGGAGTGATAATAACAGGAGAAGACGGTTTCCCCATCGACTACGAGGCCAAAGTCATAGAGGTATCACCGGGAGTTTACCACTTCAATTACCACCAAACAAATGAAAAATAATGGATAAAGAAATAATTTTAATACTCAGCATAGCATCTGCCCTTCTTTCGATCGTGGCCTTCGTCGCATTATTCAGGTCAGGATTTTACGCAAAGAGAACCCATGAACTCCTATCTTTGGTTCATAAGAAAGAAGCCGAGGAACTGGAAAGCAAACGAAACTCTGATAACAAATGAGCTTCGAACTATTACCGAAACAGGAGAACGCAACATTCTATCTAAGAAACGACTACACGGAGGAAATTCTGTACGGCGGGGCTGCAGGTGGGGGTAAATCTGCGCTTGGGTGTCTTTGGCTTATCTCAAACTGCCAGAACTTCCCCGGCACTCGTTGGGTGATGGGTAGAGCTGTTCTCAAAACCTTAAAGGAAACCACCCTCAAAACCTTTAACCAGATCGCCTCCAAATTGGACATTACAAGCCAATTCAACTACAACAAACAGGATGGTGTCGTATATTGGAACAACGGGTCGGAGATACTTCTGAAGGATTTGGAGTTCAAACCCTCCGATGAAGAATTTGACAGCCTTGGTTCCCTTGAGATAACGGGAGCTTTTATTGATGAGGTTGCACAGATTCACATTAAAGCATGGACAGTATTAAAATCTCGTTGCAGGTACATGTTAGATGCCTACACGATCCATGGTGAAAAAACTGAAACCCTAAAAGTTTTAGAGAGGAATCTAATTACAGGAGAGCCTACAGTCTGGCTAAGTGAAGTAACCGGGAAACCCTCCAAGGGACTCACTCCAAAAATGCTTGGTACATGTAACCCGACTAAAAATTGGGCTTTTAAATATTTCTACAAGGCAAAAAAGCAAAAATCGATAGCACCTTACAGAGCTTTTGTCCAAGCACTGCCAACGGATAACCCCTTCCTGCCCGAAATCTACATCAAGATACTTAGACAATTGCCTGAAGCATCGAAACGCAGGCTGCTAGATGGAGATTGGGAGTATGACGACGACAAAGCAACATTGATTCCTTACGGGGCGATATTGGACTATTGGAACGGGAGACACGTTGACCGAGAGGGAGAAATGTACTTGACCATTGATGTAGCCCGAAAAGGGAAGGATAAATCGGTTTTTCGAGTGTGGCACGGGTGGGTTTGTATCAAACGTTATTCAATGGCGATTTCAAAAGTTAATGAGGTTGTTGACAAAGCGAGAGAAATTCAAACAGAGTTTAAAATTACTAACTCGAACACCATTGCTGATGAAGATGGAGTCGGTGGAGGCGTAGTTGACTACTTAGGTTGTAGAGGATTCGTGAACAACAGCAAAGCCTTACCAGAGCCAGAATCAACTACAGGGGACAAATCGAACTATGATAACTTAAAGAGCCAATGTTCCATGAAAATGGCAAAGAAGATCAGCGACAAGGAAATTGTAGAAATGTGCGAAGACTTGCAAGTGATTGAAGAAACCACCGAGGAGATGGGGCAGGTCAAGCAAAAAGACATTGATAAGGACGGGAAAATGGCGGTAGTGAGTAAAGCTGTGGTCAAAGAGCAAATAGGACGCTCACCAGATGAATGGGACTCAATTATGATGCGGTATTGGTTTGTTTTATCTCCTCCTGTTTGGGCATGTTAAAATTTATTTATCTTTGTTAAAAACAAATTCAATGGGGTTCTTCAAAAATGTAAAGGGATTATTCGAGACAAAGCAGCAATCAGCCTTTCAGCACACGATCCAAGTTCTTGGTGGTTCTAGCGAATTTATTTTTGATAAAGACACGGCTACCGTAAAGAAAGCATATTGGATGAATGGTGATGTATATTCAATCACATCAAGGATTGCAAGACTCGCAGCAGACATCCCAAGATTGATTTTTGAAGATAAAAACGGAGAGCTTATTCCTGTATTGGATGGCGACCTATTCGATTTAATTAACAGGAAGTACTCAGATAGCCAAACTGCAATCTCAGGCAGACAGGAATCAATCACAAACCTATTGACCCGAGGCAATTCTTTTATTTATGAACGCGTAATCCCCGGATTCAACAACATTGAATTAGTAATTTTAAGAAATACAAACACCGTTGTCACCTGTGGAATAGAGGGTTTTCAGTTGGTGCCGACAAAATACACCTACACAATAGGCGGTAAGTCAACAGGATTCGATCCAGAAACAATAATCCATACTAAATATTATAATCCGTCACCTGACTACGAGAACACCTGCCTAGGGCTATCACCACTAGAGGCGGGAATGATGTCTTTGTTGTTCTCATCCGATATTAAAAAGGCGCAGGCGAATTTAATCAAGACCCAAGGGGGTCGAGGATTCCTTACTAATAGATCAGCCGGTGTGTTATCAGAGGGGGACAAAAAAGTTATCCAGAATGTTCAAGACACCAGAATCGAGGGAGCAAAAAACTTCAATAAACTTTGGGCCACGTCTGCCAATATAGATTTTGTTTCAACAGCAATGAACGCACAACAGTTGAAAACTCTTGAGTCGGCGATCTTAGCAAAGAGAGATTTGTGCGACGTGTTCGGCGTTGATTCATCGTTGTTCAATGATCCAGAAAACAAAACCTACAACAACCGGGTGGAAGCTGAGAAAGCGATGTTTAACAATGCTGTTATCCCAGTTAACCAAATGGACATCGAGTCATTGAATGAGTCAGTAGTGAAGAAGTTTTCAGAGCGAGACGGGAAAAAATACATAATCAAACAAGACCTAACAGGACTGCCAGTTTTACACAAAGACGAAACGGAAAAGTCTAAGAAAGCGAAGAACGAATCTGCGGTAATTGTACAGATTTTAACGAGTGAAATTTCAAATACGGCGAAATTGCTATCTTTGCAAAGGACGTTAGGTATTTCAGAAGCAGAAGCGCAAAACTACGTAGGTGATGCAGAATAAAGAATTAAAAGACATTGAGAAGAAAATCAAAAAGGCTCTCCCAAAAGGAAAGCAGAAAGATTCTATTCTAAAGGATTTGAAAAGTAAACAAGCAAACTCAGTAAAGAAATGAGCAAAATCAAAGCAATAGAATTTCCAGACAAGACTTTTGAAACAAAAGAGGAGTTGTTTTCTGAGCTGAAAGCCAATAAGGATAAACTTATAGGAATTAAAAAGGCTCAAATCCTACCTTCAGATAGTGTTGAGGTTTCGAAAGCAGTAGAGGCTACGAAAGCGATTACAGTTAAAGACGGTCACTCAATGCACGTGATCAACACAACTAAGTACCTTGATTCCCATAACGACTTCCACGCTAATGGAATCTGGAATAAGTCTGTAAACGATCAACAAGGGAAAATCTACTTTGTTGCTGATCATGATTTATCAATCAAAAGCGTTATTGCTTTTCCTACTGACGTTCAAATGGAGCTTAAAATGATCAATTGGTCAGATTTAGGAGCAGACTTCGAAGGGAAAACACAAGCCCTTGTTTTCAGTGTAGACAAAGAATCAATTCAGTTAGAGGCTGCAAAATCAATTATCGAGAAAGGCGTTAACATTCAGCACAGCGTTAGAATGCAGTATGTTAAATTAGATTTGGCAGTTAATTCTGATAGCGACGATTTAAAAGAAGAAAAAGCACTTTGGAACAGTACAATCGACGATGTTGCCAATAAAGCGGTAGCATTCGACAGGGGTTATTTCTGGGTAGTATCCGAAGCAAAAATATTTAAAGAAGGATCAATGGTATTGGCAGGATCAAACGATGTTACGCCGATGCTATTATCAAATAAAACTGAGCCGACGAAAGTCACTCAAGTAACCGAGCCGTCCGACGACACTCAAATCAAAAATTATTTATTACAAAAACTAAAAAGATGAACAAAATTTGGATGAAGGACGGTAAGTTTACCGAACTAAACGAAGAACAATTAAAAGGATTGCCAGTTGAGGAGTTAACTACTTATGATGCTGATAGAATCGCTGCAAAAGAAGCAGAATTGGAGACAATGATCAAAGCCGGAAAAGCTGAGAACGAAGAAGCTATCAAGGCTTTGGAATCTTCTCTTGGAGATTTAGTCAACAAAGCAGTAAAGAAAAACCAAGACGCAATCCTTGCTATCGGTAAAGCTTTGAAGGATTTAACCGAAAAAGGGCTTTCAGTTGGAAGTATTCCTGCGGGAACGTTGAAAGTGTTACAAGACAAGAATGATCAAATCAAAGCTTTCAAGGCTTCAATGTCTGGGACATTAGAGATTGCTATTAAGGCTAGTCACGGTGCAGTTGACATTGATTCAGGAACAGACTTTGCAACAATGCTTGCAGGAGTTGGTCAGATTCCGACTAGACGTGTATTCATGAAGGATATTTTTGGTGTGGTTCAAACTGACACTGAATATATCAAGTATGTGGATCAAGAAACAAAAGTTCGTGACGCTAAGAACGTTGCTGCTTGTGCTGCGTCTACACACAATTCAAAACTTACTTGGAAGGTTTACACTATCCAACAAAAGAAAGTAAGAGATTTCACACATGTTTGTATTGACATGTTAGAGGATTACGATTTCGTTTCTTCTGAAATTGACAACTTGATCAGAACTGATGTTGCTTTGAGAGTTGATGAACAAATCTTATTGGGTACGGGTGTAACTACTCAATTGGACGGTGTTGCTTCTGTAGCTTCTACATTTAACGCAGCATTAGCAGGAGCAGATTATTCTGCTGCAACAGGTGATCCAATTCAAGCTCCAAACGTTGGTGATTTGATTTGTGTTGCAGGTGCTCAAATTTCATTCTTGGGAGCTAACAACAAATGGGTGGCGAACGTTGCTTTGATCAATCCAAAAACTGCGAAGCTTTACAAGTTGACGAAAGACAAGAACGATCAGTACTTGTTGCCTTCTTGGATTTCTCCAAACGGTGAGGTTAACGTTGATGGAATTCGTTTCATTGAGAACCCATTAGTTCCAGAGAACGAGGCTTACGTGATGGATTCTAACTACGGTAAGATCTATCAAAAGAAAGCTGCAACGGTAGAAATGTCTTTCGAGAACAGAGAGAACTTTGAAAATGAAATGGTGACGGTTAAAGGATACGAGCGATTGAATCTTTTAATTAGAAACGTAGATGCAAATGCATTTATGCACATTCCAGATGTTGCAGCAGCAATTGTCGCAATTACTAAAGTGTAATAAGCACCACTATAAAAACAGCGCACTTCCTCCGGGATGTGCGCTTTTTTAGGTAAAAACTGATACTATGAAAGTTAAATTTATCAAAGATCATCCGGTCGGAGTCAAAAAAGGAACTAAGACAGAAGCGAATGCGGCTAGTGTTTTACGTTGGCACGAAAAAGGGTACATCGAATGCGATTGCTCGGATTCAAAAAAATTGATCGAGTCGAAAAAAACTAAAGAAGTTGCCCCAAAAGCAACTGAAGAAACAAAAGGTAAGTAATTTTACCTAAAAAA